CTCTTACTGACTTCCTTACTCCATCAAATGAAAGTGTCACTATTGCATATCCTGAAGATAAGCTTTGTTGCAAGACCTGTCCTTTTATTTTTCTTGTACTCTGTTTTGCATTTGCCGTTCTGTCAATAGACCGAACACGACCAAGATTTGAAACTTGGTAATAACCTTTAGCAAAAGGGATATCTTTCCAAACTTCGTCCATTGTGTTATAATTCCTTTAAAGATATTTTGTTGAGTCCCTCAATGGAATTGTCGTTCCGAAGGGACTTTTTTGTGCTATAATCACCTGTAAGGGAGGTGATTATGATGAGTGAAGAAGTTTATTATTCTCGTAATATCGAGGCGTTGACAGACCGAATTATCGAGCTAGTTAGAGACGATAATAAGATGTTTGAGCCTGTCAAAGTCCGAGAAGTTAGAAGGCTTGTTAAAAGTATTCTTGCAACTCACGAAGTCGAGCTACAAGCTCTTTGGGCGCAAACTCAAGATCGTAACTCTTGAGTTCAGTAGCTGGATTTTCTGCAATTGCTTTTACTTTTTTCCAAAGTTCCTCGCTAAGGCCTCGGTCGGAAAAATCAAGCTTCAAGGTTTCTAATTCTTTGATATAACGATTGACTCTCTCTGCTGATGGTGAGAGTCTTTTTTGACTATATGGATATCGTTCTGGTTTCATGTTTGCTCCTTTCTAAGCCATCAAATATTCCTGATTGAGGAACTTGTTGATAAAGTACTGTTGCCCCTTGCCAGTGACCTTAGTAGTTGTATTGACAGTGGTATGACCATCAGGATGATTGATATTTGTCTTTTTGAGTTCAAACAGTCCAAGTTTCATACTTTTCTGCGTTGGTTGGTTCCAAGATTCTCCACGGCGACTAATTAGATAGCCATGAGCTCGTAGCCACTGAAAGAGTTTGTTTTGACCAATATCAATCCCATTTTGTTTCAGGATTTTAGCTAGCTCACCAATCAAACAAGATGACTTGCTAGCGCTGACTGCATCCGCAAATAGTACCTTGGGACGATCAGCCTCAATCTGAGCCTCCAGTTTGTGTACTTTCTGATCTGCCATGAGCAAGGCTCTTGCCATGATTTTCTCAGGACTATTAAAGTCTTTCTCTACTTGGATAAAGTATTGTCGGACTTGTTTCCCTCGCTCGGTTCGCTGGATCATGGCAATTTCTTTGGCCATGTCTAACTTGATGATGTGGTCAGTCGTGTTTTGACCTGTTGAAGAGGTGAGACATTTTTGGGTCACCTTTAAAAAGTCCTCGTTTTCATTAAAGCCGTATTCAGTCATGCGACTAAACCACTTCTTATATTCTGTTTTGACTTCCAGAGCCTCATGTAGTTGTCTGCCTGAAACTACTGGCTCGTGATTATCATTAAGTGTAATGTTGATAATTTCGTTCATAATTTTCCTTTCTAAATTTGGTATAATAGAGATAATAAAGTTTGTGGAGTGTAATTATGACTGAAAAAATTTGTTTTATTGTTACTGCTATAGGAGAATCTGGAACACCCACCAGAGAACGCTCTGACAAAGTATATAAATATTTAATTGCCCCAGTTTGTGAAGAACTAGGTTATAAACCTGTTCGTGTTGATCACGTTAATGCAGTAGATAACATAAATGAAACTATTATCAATCACTTAAAAACAGCCCCTATGGTTGTCGCTGATATGACTGACCACAATCCAAACGCTTTTTATGAACTAGGATTTAGACAAGCTCTCGAACTTCCTCTTGTTCCAATCATAGAGACTGGTGGAAGGATTCCTTTTGATGTAATTACGACCCGTACAGTTTTTTACGATACGGACGTCTCAAAAATAGAAGAATCAAAGAGCAATCTTAAAGCTAAGATACAAAGTTTTGAGAATTTTCAGATGCCAGACAAAAAATCTCATGAACCTCTGACTTTAGAAACGGTCAACTCAAATCTAACAAAGAAATTAAATCAGATAATCAACCTCTTAGAAAAGAATGATCGTTCTTCTAGGATCAATTCATTATCAGATGGCTATACTGATTCGTTAATTAAAAAGAATCTGATGTTGAGGGGTTCTTCTGAAATTAGTCAGCTTCAGAACCCGCTATCATCCCTTGAAGATAAGAAATAACAAGTTCTTGCTGTTTTTGAATTTCAATAATTTCTTCAATTTTGCTATTCATAAGTACAATTGTCCTCAAAACATCATTGAGGGCGTTTTTTTCGATTTCTTTCATATTCCTCTCCTCCTCTTCAAATCTTCGTAAAAAGCAATACGATATAATCTGCGTTCAAGATATAGCTTTTCCCTTTTTCAGTGACCTTCACTAAGTTCTGATTGGGAAAGAGCTTTTTGATTCGCTCAGGTGCTTCATGGATATGACATTCACCGAAATTGATTTCCGAATCTATAGTAGTGATCCCTTCAACTTTCACTCGCGTTTCTCCTTTCTATTTTGTCGCACTTATGCGACTGAATCAGCAAAAAAAATATTTACGGCTTCATCTTTCGTAAGATTAAGCGAAGAAACAATTAGATTAACTTCTTTGATTGAGAAATTCCCGTTTTGCTTCATCTTGCGATAGAATGTGCTTTTATCAATGCCGATGTTCTTCGCAAGTTCTTCTTGTGTTGTGTCGCGCTCAACAATTTTGCCTTTCAGCTTAGCTACATTTACCATATGTTCTCCTTTCTATTTTGTCGCACTTATGCGACTTGTTGAATTAAGTATAACATGATGAAGAGTGTTTGTCAACAAAAAAATCGCATTTTTGAAACTTTTTTCTATTGCATTTTTGCAACAAAAGATGTAAAATATCTTTGTAATATATAGAAAGGTTTTTAAAATCATGAACGTTGGAGAAAGAATTAAACAACGAAGAAAAGAGTTGAAAATGTCTGCTGATGAACTTTCTGAACGAGTTGGCGTTTCTAGATCAACTATTTTCCGATATGAAAAAGGCGATATTGAAAAAGTAGGGCCTGAAGTCTTAAAAAAGATAGCTGATACACTAAATATCTCTCCAGCTGAACTCATGGGTTGGGAAGAACGCAATTCTGATAGAAAGAAGGGAGTCGCCACTAACAACTACACCGAAACTGACTTACGTAAAATGGCGGAAAACGCAAAAACATTCGATGGGAAACCGCTGAATGAAGAGGATATCCAAGCAATCCAAAATATTATTGAAATATATCTTAAGGGAAGATTATGACTATAGAAGAAATTTGCGACAAGCACGGTGTCCAGATTGCTTATTTTGATAAAGAATTGTGGCATAGACACGGTGTTTATATTGACGAAATAAAAATAGTATTTGTAAACAAGGCTCTGTCGTCAGACGCTCAAAAACGAGTCGTATTGCACGAATTAGGACACTTAAACCATTCTGGTACAGAATATGCCATCAACACGATTAAATGCGAAAACGAAGCGAACAGGAGCATGATACACGCTTTGTTGGAGGAGGAGCTGAAAGGAATAGAAAAAGAAGATTTTAATTACTTGAGTTTTATGGAACGGCACAAATTAAAAACGACCACAGACGAACTGATGGTCATTGATGAATTTTATCGATTAGTGGGATAAAAAAAGGAGATTTATTATGAAAAAGATTACACTGGTCAGCATTGCTACGCTAGCGCTATTTTTAGGAGGGTGCGCACAGCAAGAATCGGAAAGCAAACCAAGCCAAGAGCAAAGTACAGAACAAGTCTCATCATCAAGCGAGGCATCTACTTCTTCATCTTCTACTACTGACGTTTTGCGAGGACGTTCTGCTTATGATGTTTTTATAGAAAACTTCAAAGCATGGGTGCATGATATTGACTCTACTGCGACTGTAACTTCTACCGAAAAAGATATAGCAATCACTCTTGCAATGACTCTAACTGATGAGCAGATACAAAAAGCGCAACCGATGGTAGATGGTATGCTTAAAGTCAAACAAGCAGGTGAGAAAGAACTTAGAAAATACGATCCTAGCTTCAAAGCTCCGAACCTTATCGTTTTAGATGCTAGTGCGAAAGTTATTGCACAAGAGCAAGACGGTAAAATGGTTTTGGACAAATAAAAAAATCCTCACGCTCTCAAACTTTGGCGAGTCCGAGCGTGAGGTATGATGTATAGCAAACGGCATTAAAAAGCCCGTTTTACTATACCCATTTTATCAATAAATGAGGTGAAAATCAAATGGCGTACTTTAGAAAAAGGGATAATGGGTGGGAATACCGTATCTCTTACAAAGATAGCGACGGAAAGTATAAGCAGAAGTCAAAAAGTGGATTCCAGACCAAAAAACTGGCTCAAGCAGCAGCAAGGGAGGTAGAAGCCAACCTATCCGAAAACATCTTGACAGATAAGGATGTCTCGCTTTATGATTTTGTCAAAACGTGGTCAGGGGTCTACAAACGACCTCACGTAAAGGATAAAACTTGGGAGACTTACACCAAAAATCTCAAGCATATCAAGACCTATTTTGGAGATTTAAAAGTAAAAGACATCACTCCTTTGTATTATCAAAAACGGCTCAATGAGTTTGGCGAAAAATACGCCCAAGAAACGCTGGAGAAATTCCACTATCAAATCAAAGGAGCTATGAAAGTTGCAGTCAGGGAGCAATTAATAAGCTACAACTTTGCCGAAGATGCCAAAGTCAAGTCGCAGATAGAAACAAGGTCAGAGGATAACGACTTTTTGGAAGAAAGCGAATATACGGATCTAATAGCCTCTACACGATCTAATCTACAGTACGTATCCTATTTCACCCTCTACCTCCTTTCAGTAACTGGCATGCGTTTTTCCGAAGCTTTAGGCCTTACTTGGGATGATATTGACTTCAAAAATGGAATCATAGATATAAATAAGAGCTTTGACTACTCTAAAACGCAAGATTTTGCTGGTCTAAAAAACGAGAGCTCGAAAAGGAAAATCCCAATCGATAAGAACACGATTGAAACACTTAAAACTTACAGAAAAAAATATTGGCAAGCTAACATAAAGAACAGAGTTTGTTTTGGTGTGTCAAATTCGGCTTGTAACAAGCTTATAAAAAAATTAGTAGGCAGACCTGTCAGAAATCACAGCCTAAGGCATACATATGCGTCTTACCTGATACTCAAAGGAATTGATATTGTGACCATATCAAAATTATTAGGTCACGAAAGCCCAGATATAACCTTAAAAGTTTATTCACACCAAATGGAGGCTCTAGCAGATAAAAACTTTGAGCAGATAAAAGAAATATTCCTAACTGCTTAAATTTGGGGCGGATTTGGGGCGAGCTACCCGCAAGCCTTGATAAATAAAGGGTGTTTAATCCGTCTACCGCCTTAAAGATATAATTTTATCTTATTTTATACGAAATAAAAGCCCTTAAAATAGGGCTTTTTCTATTTTCCATCTGGTTAAATTTGGTTAAAAACTAAAATTATTTGGGGCGGATTTGGGGCGATAAGTTGTGTTTATAGTCATTTCGCTCAACCTCATACATCAAAAATGAGTGATGAATAATATCCCGTCGCTTCCACTCTCTGACCATGTAGTCAATTACTTCTGGATCTTCGGCTTTAAAGGCAAGCAACAGCATAACTCTAACAGTGTATGCTTCTTTTAAAATTGGAGCCTGGTAAGTAACGTCCACCCAATGCTCAAAACCAAGTTTAGACTCGTTGATGTGTGCGATTTCAGTATTTAGTATTTTCATTTTAATTACCTCCACCTTATTTATTCGTAAAATTTTCCAATAAAATATAAATTTTTAAAAATAAAAAACTCTTGCATTACGCAAGAGCAGACACAAACTTTAAACAATCTATCAAATGAGCCTTCGCTCTACTTCGATTGTACGCAATTTATTGACCGA